TCATCTTTTTGCGCTCGGCAGCAGACCCGCCTTGCCGAGCGCGCCTGACAAAAAATCGTTCTCCAGCGTCAGCTCTCCGATCTTGGCATGCAGGGTCTTCACGTCGATCACCGGTTCCGGCTCAGCCTTCGAGGCTTCCCCAAAAACCCCGGTCGCCCCCTCGAGTAGCTGATCACGCCACTGCTTGATCTGGTTCGGGTGGACGTCGAAATCCTGCGCCAGCTCGATCAGCGTCTTCTCGCCCTTGATCGCGGCCACCGCCACTTTCGCCTTGAATGCCGGGCTGTGGTTCCGGCGTGGTCGTCTTGCCATGGTCTTCTCCTCGCTCGCAGCATCATGCTGCTGTTGCGCGGAAAATCCACTCAACCCGGCTGTTCAGATTTCCGGAACCACCTCTGTGCTTGCTTCGTCTGTCCATCGCAACATCCTATGCCCTGCGGGCGCTGGGTGTTGCACTTGAAACTTGAGCCTAAGAAGTAAATACGTCGCGCCGTTCCATTGGTTTGGATCGCCACGTAGCCACAAGTCAGACAGGAGACCTTGGAATAGAGGATGATCTCGATGGTGTATGGCATTCCGCAACGCGATGAGCGTAGACGTGTCGCCGTGATCGAAATATGGAAAGTGATCTTTTGAGACGTCATAGAGGGTGTGGAACGCCTCCAGTTTTGCCTCGAATGCGCGCTCCATGTTATGAATCGCTTCCTCGCGATCCACGTCGAAAAGGCTTGCGAACCGCATATGAGCCTCGACGTAGAGCCTCATGTAGTTCGCGAGGTTGCTAATCGCGTTTTCGACAACAGCAAGGCTCATTTAAGGCACTTCCGATTTTGCCTCATGGAGATGAGGAGGTTGATCACAGGAATTGTCAGTACCAGAGTGAAACTTAAACGTAAGCCCCTTTGATCTCAGTATCTTTCGTTCACCCAGTTCGCCACGATCAGCGCCGGCACACCGTCCACCGCCCGCTCGGCATCCCGCGCCAGATCCAGCCGCTTCGGCAGTTTGACCTGCGGCACCAGCAGGAAGATCGGCGCGGTCACGACGCCCCGGCCGGTTTTCGACTTTGATGCTACCGCGCGGCCCTTGGTGTTCAGCCGCCCGTCAGCGACCAGCAGACTCGGCCCGCGACGACGGTAGATGAAGCGAAGACGCAAACCGGTGCGGCGTTCCCATTCGCCGGGCGTGATGCGGCCGCCGCGCGTGGACTTCCCCGCCGCTGCCGTCGGGATTGTCAGCCAGAAGCCGTTCTTCGAGCGGATCAGGGGGCCGGTGTCATGCGCGCCGACGATCACCGGCGCATTCGACCAGACCAGCGCCGCTGCGTTCAGGCTTTCGCCCGACTTCGGGAAGCTGGCGAGGCGGATCGAGTTGGCAAGCCGGGTGCCCAGCCCCGCGCCGGTGATCTGCGTCCGCCAGGCGGATTTCAGGCCGGTCCCTGCCTCGCGCATCGCGGCCGTCACCGCACGCTCCCCCGCCGCAACCTCGGCCGCCATCATGGCGACGATGTCGGGGTCTATGTCGAGCCGCAGTTTCACGCGGGCCTCAGGTCCACAGTCCAGACCAGCCGCTCGCGGTCGCGGACCGGCTCGCCCTGAATGAGGAAAGCCTCGCCATCGATCTCGATCCTGTCGCCGGGGCGCGGGTTCGGCACTTCGGCCACACGTATGTCGACGCGCGTGGTTTCCGTCCAGAGCCGGGCATCGCCGAACTCGGTTATGTCATCGGCGCGTCGGGCAATGAGGCGCACCAGAACGGGCGCGCCGCCGTCGGCGATATGGACCGCATCGCGCCCGATGTTGCCATCGGCGAAAAGCGCGCCGACGGCAGCAGCAAAGGCGCTCATCACGTCCGCCGCGCCGAACGCAGCACCTGCGGGCGGGTGCAGATCGGCAGCGGGTTGCTTTCAATCTCGAGCCGCACCCATTCATCCCGGTCCCGGTCGGGGATCATCCGCGCGTAGAGCGGCTGGCCCAGCGTGTTCACCGTCTCGAACGTATCGGCGGGGGCGTGGTAGATCTCAAAGAGCCCGTCGACCGCCTCGGGATAAAACACTGCCTTGTCGGTCGCCACGCCGAAGCCCGCGCCGCCCCGGTAGCGGCGGAAGGTGATGCCGCCGAAGCTGACCTCGTCGGCAATTCGCGAGCGCAGATCAGCGGCGGCAGCTGTGTTCAGGTAGGTCTCGCGCACCTCCTTGTGCGCCACCAGATCGGCAAAGAAGGCCGAGCCGCATTCGGCGCGCAGCGCAATCGCACCGGTGGCAAGCCCGCCCATCACATCCTCGACGCTTTCGATCAGCGCCTGGCAGCGTTTGCGCAGCGCGCCCGAGGCGGGAGTGGCGTTGTCGAGGTCAAAGTCCACCTCGGTTGCAGGGGCGATGCCGAACTCGGTGAAGTAGTTGATCACCGTGGCCCCATCACGCGGGTCCTTTACCAGCCCTTGGATGCCGTTGAAGAGGTGGTATTCAAAGGTCGTCTCGGCGTCGTTGCGCAGGCGGCCGAGCTTGCGGGCGACTTCCGCCTGCACCTGCTGGGTGGCGCTTTCGGAACCGAAGTCGCGCACCTGCTGGATTTCCGAGGCCCAGATGACGTCCTGCTTCTTGAACTGGCGGCAGACGAAGGCCCGCACATCGCGGCGTTCGGGCGTCTGCTGGTCATAGACCGAGCCGCGTTCGGAGAACGGGATCAGCGACAGCGTGCCGTCGCGGCTCTCGATCACCACGGTGCGCGAGCGGACGCCGCGTGGACCGAACAGACCCGACCCGGAAAGGGTGGCGGGCTTGTAGGGGATGTTCTCCAGCGCACGGGTGAGTTCGATGATCGAGAAGGCATCGCCTTCGAAGATGTCCATGGTGGCCATGGGGTGCCTCCTGATTTTGGGGGGTTAGCGGACAAGAATGCCGAGCGTCAGCAGGGCAGCGTGAGCAGCGGCGATCTGCGGCGCGGTGGGCGTACCGGGGATCGTGATCTCGTACTGGTTAACGATGGCGGGGCCGCGGATCAGCACGACGGCGTTCTTGTCGCCGCCGCTGGCATCGACGCTGTCCCACAGGATGGCCGCCGCCGTCTGGGTGCCGTTCGAGGCGGCAGGATCGTGGGCCGCGTATTTGTCCGAGGCGGTGATCTTGCCCAGAATGGTGCCGGGCTGGAGGTTGCCAGAGGCAAGGATGACGGTGCTGCGGCAATAGTCGCGGAGCGCTTCCCAAACGAGGAAGCCGCCCGCGTGCGGGGTTTCAGTAAGCGTGGGCATGGATTTATCCTTTCAGACGGAAGGTGCGGGCGATGACATCGCCCCAGGGGCGCGCGCCAGACGGGCGGCCGGGTTGCGGATGGGCAGCGGAAATGTCGGGTTCCGCTTCGGCGCGAGTGGCCAGCAGGGCCGCGCGGACGTCGTCGAGGCCGGTGTCGCGCTCAAGGAACCGACCCGCCATCTGCGGCTGACCGGCCAGACGGCAGAGGTCGACGACGGCGCGGGCATGGGTCAACGCTGTGGCACGGACGCTGGCGGCAAAGTCTGCACCGTTGGCAGCGACAACGATGCAATCGGCTTCGGGCGCTGGCGCGGCGTCCTTAGGCAGGACGGTGTCAGCGTCAAAAGTCTCGGCAGCACCAAGAGTTTCCACGCCCGGGTCAGAGGACGGACCGGGAACCGCTGGTGCGCCACCGCCAGCATCAGAGCCAGCAGTGGCCTCGATACCGTCTCCGGGGCCTTCGTAGGACACCACGACCGCAATCTCGGCAGTGGTTGCTTCACCCTCCTGCTCCATCGCCGCAGCGCCCTGTGCGTCTGCCGAAGATTCAACGAGTGCGGGCGGCGCATTCCGGAACCGTGCCACATCGAACCGCGCTGCGATCCGGACCGGCTCTGCAATCCGGTCGGCAAAGCCAAGGTCCAACGCGTCCTTGGCATCAAGCCAGGTTTCAGCCGCCATCAGCGGGGCGATTTCTTCCGGTAGCCGACCAGATTTGGCGGCATATCCCTGCAGCAGGCTGCCCTTGATCTTGTCCAGCGCCTCGGCCATCGCCCGCATGTCGGTTGCGGAGCCCATGACCATGCCAGCAGGATCGTGGATCATAAGGAAGGCGTTTTCCGGCATGACGACCTCGTCGCCCGCCATGGCAATGTAGGACGCAGCCGAAGCCGCGATGCCGTCGATCCAGACCGTGACCGTGCCGGAATGGCGTTTGATGGCGTTGTAGATCGCAACGGCATCGAAGACCGACCCGCCCGGGCTGTTCAGACGCAAGGCCAGAGGCGTGGCAGCCGGCAACGCGCCCAGTTCCGCCGGAAACCCCCTTGCCGAGACGCCATAGGCCCCGATTTCGTCATAGATCACCACCTCCGCGCCCTCCGCTTGGGTTTGGGCTTGGGCGCGGATCACTGTCGAGCACCAGCCCGAGTGCATCGAGCTTGGCATTTGTGGCGGCGATCTCGGCCAGCACCGCGTCGGGGTTGCGGCCCTGCCGGGCGATCACCTCGGACAGCGTCATGGCGCCGGACCGGATCGACAGCAGGTTGGCCATCGCGTCCTTCTGCGAATCGTGCAATTATTTTGATGGATGCGATAAGATGCTCTGGCACTCATGCGCAAAAGGAGACTTCACTCTCATGAAAACAAACTTTGAAAATGCCTTGGCGACAATGCCAGAGCCCGTGGCTGATTTGTTTCGTGACATTAACCAACACCCTGACTACGATTGCGCCGCATTGAAGATCCAAAGAACAATTCACTTTCGAGGCAGCAAAGTTGGTGGTTTGAATCCCAGGTCAAGTGAATGGTATTTTTCGCGTGTTTTTGTAGCTGATTGTGGTGGCATCGAAAAAGTTGAGCGACACGGTTTTAAAAAAATGCTGAAAAGACCAGATCACGAGTACTGGGGCAGAAGCGGTGCCGGGTCAGTCAATGCGTTTCGCATTGCCTTAGGCGAACTGACCGGCGTTCGGATATAGTCTACACGTGCGTAAACAATCAGCCCCGGTTCGAATTGCTCGACGCGGCGGCGGAACTCGACCAGTTTTGCGCGCAGGCTGGAATAGTTGGCCTGCCGCACATCGCCGGTGACCAAGTGATAGGGAAGCCCCAGCGATGCCGAGACCGACAGCAGCGTGCGGTACTGGAACGCCTCATAGCCGCCGCCGACATCGGCGGGGCTGGAGAACTTCACATCCTCACCAGGCAACAACACCTGCAGAGTGCCCGGTTCCAGGCTGACGGTTGCACCGCTGTCGTCGGTCGCCTCGATCTCGCCCATCAACTGCTCTTCCGGAGCCGTCTTGGTGATGAAGCCTGCGAACATCGCCGCCGTCTTCTTCCGGTCAAGCTCCGCGTCGTCATACTGGTCGAGCAGAAACAGCCGCACCATGGCGGGTGCGACGTGCGGCAAGCCCCTGATCTGGCCCGCATCGATGGGCCGGTAGATGTGCAGCACGTCCTGGGCCGAAACACGGACCGTCTCGGACGTGACCATGCCCTGATCGGTGCTGTCGCCTGGATGTCGGCGGCGGAAGTGATACGCCACGCGGCGGCCGATGGCATCGAATTCGATGCCACAGCGGATGCGATTGCCGTTGGCAGTGGCCTCGGTTTTCTCGAAGGGCAGCATCTCCGATTGCAACAGCTGCATCTGCAGCGGCACCAGCAGACCATCCTCAGCCCGGCGCGGGCGCAGCCGGACGAAACACTCTCCCGCGACGAACATCTCGCGCGCCACCATGGCCTGCAAGCCGTAGAAATCGGTCAGTCCGTCCGCATCCGCCTCATCGGTCCAGGCCAGCCAGAGCCGCTGCACCTGCTCGCGCAGCGCCGGATCCTCGATCAGCGATGATGGCTTGATGCCGTCGCCCACCAAATTCGACGCAAAAGCCTCGCAGGCGTTCGCCGCATAGCCGTTGGTGACCACCAGTTCGCGCGACCGCGCCAGCAAACGCGGACCGCCCGAGGCAACCAGCGAGTTGATGTTTTCCAGCGGCGGGTTCCAGCCGCGCAACCGGCGCTGCGACATCGCCCCTTCGAGCCTGGCACGCACAGCGACAGGGCCGCCGATTTCCCGGCGGCGAAAGGCATCAAGCCAGCTCATGCTTTACAGCCCCTTGGTGGTGATCACGCGCACCTGCCGGATGATCTTGCGCCCTTCAGCTGTCGCGATCTCGCGATCCAGCACCTCGATGGCCCGGTCGATCTCCGCCAGGCTGCGATAGTCCACCGTCTTGCCGTCATAGCTCACCCGCGCCACGCCGGAGGAACGCGACGCTGCCAGTGCCTCGCGACGGGTCTTCAACTCGGCGATTGTGGGCATGTCTACCTCATGTAACTCGAAGCCACAGTTCTGCGCCGCGCGGGACTGCGCACCGCCCGGATGGCTCCGGCGGCAGCCTTGTCTTGGCCCGCGTCACCATTACTGTCCCCTGCCACTTGCGCCTCGAGATCCACCCAGCGCGCTTCGGACCACCGATCCGCGCCGACGATCCAGGCGGCGGCGCGGGCGTAGACCCGGCAATCCAGCGCCTCGTTGCGTTCGCGCAGTTTCTGCCATTCAAGCCGGGCAAAGCCGCGCTTGGTGCGCACGGTGACCAGTTCCTCGGCCACAAGCTGCTTCAGCCATTCGCTTTCCACCCAGTCGGGCAGATGCACGGTGCCGGGCGGACATTGCACGCCCTCGGCCAGTTCCTCTTTCGTCGGGCGCGGCAGGCCGAGATGGCGATAGGTTTCCGCCTTGAATGTGGACACCGCCACGGTCCAGAGCCTTGCGCCCCGGCGCAGGCGTTTGCCCGCGTCGGTCACATCGACATAGGTTGGGCCTGACACCGGGCTGGAACGATTGAACCCTTCGACGCCTTTCACGGGCGAAACTTGCGCAACCCCCTGCCGCCGCGACCAGGCATAAACGGCCGGAGCCTCATAGCCGGTGTCGATGGCGAGCTTTGCCAGCCGCAGATGCGCGCCGTTTTCATGTGCCCATGTCCGGTCCAGAAGCTTTGTTAGTTCCGACCAGGCACCCTGATGATCGGGACCGCCATCGATGACGATATGATCCACCAGCCAGCTTGTCCCGCCCCGGCCCCAGGCCCAGACGTCGACCTCAATCCGGTCCTTCTGAACGTCGGCCCCGGCGGTCAGGAACAATCCGCCCGCAGGAACGATGCCCGGCTTCCACGCCTCGCGGCGATCATAAAGCCGCGACCAATCGGGCGCTTCGCCGCTCTCAACCCATGTCTCGCCAAGAATGGTGTTTTTGAACGCCCGGATCGCCTCATCCGAGCCCTGTGCCGCTTCCCATGCCCGCACGATCCGCTCCCAACTGAGCCAGCCGATCGGCGAATAAAGCGCCGAGAGGTGATAGCCGACGGTGCCGGGATCGGCAGCAACAGCGGTTGCCCGCCATTCGCCCGCTTCCAGCAGTGCCGTCTTGTGATGTTCTGCGATGGGCCGCTCGCAGCCCTCGCAATGGTATGCTGCCGCCTCAGGCCGCCCCTTCTCCCAGCGCAGCCGCTCGAACTTGAGCCACTGGAACTGGCTGCAATGCGGGCACGGCACGAAGAACCGGCGTTGGTCGCTGGCCTCGTATTCCCGCTCGATCCGGCTCAGCCCCCGGATCGTCGGGGTGGAGACCAGGAAAACCTTGCGCCGGTGCGCGAAGGTCAGCGTCCGGGCTTCGGCCAAACTGACCGGGTCGCCCTCCTCGTCGGCCGAGGCGGGATACGCATCCACTTCATCCAGAAAAATGTAGCGTGCCGGTGTCGAGCGCAGCCCAACCGCCGAGTTCGCCCCGGTCATGATCAGGATGCCGCCCGCGAATTCCTTGGACAGCATCGTGTTGCCTGCGTCACGCGACCGCGCCGGTTTGACCCGCTCCCGCAACTCCGGGCTTTCCTCGATCAGCGGGTCGATCCGCTGGCGCGAATTGCGTTTCGCCAGTTCCACGGTCGGCTGCACCGCGAGCATCGGGCCCGGCGCATGGTGGATGGCAAAGCCGATCCAGTTGTTCCCGGCCTCGGTAGCACCAACCTGCGCTGCCTTCATGAACACGATGCGCTGGACGGCCGAGCTAGGCGACAGCGCGTCCATGATCTCAACCGCATTACATCTGCGAGGCCAAGCTCGCGTCGTAAAGCCTCAAGGCCGTCCGGAAGCAAGTCTGGGTCTGTATTTCGTTCGCCTTGGTTATTCAGCACTTCAATCTCGATCCCAAATCCATAGGCGACAAAAGAACAAGCCACCGTCTCCAACTTGGAGAAACCATAGGATCTGAATGGAGTAGCGACAACTTCGAAACCGCCCAGCAATGCTCGGCCTAGCGCTGGCGTCCCTTGTCCGCGGCAAACCGGATCGCCTCGAACAGCCGCCGCAAGAGATAGGACCGGCCAATGCTGGCCACGGTGAACACGGCGCCCATCTTCAGGTTCTGTGCCAGCGTCGTGTGCAATCCGAAAATCGGGAAGATCAGGATCTGGGTGACAACCGCTACCCCATAGCCCACGACGACATTGGCCACCGCTTCAACCAGAGACATGGCGCGCGATTGCTTCATGCTGGCGCCCCGTTATCCAACGGCCAGCAGTTCAGCTGCCAGAGTTCGCAGCGCATGCGCCGCAACCAGCGGGACCACTCCGTTGCCACAGAGGCGAAGCCGGTCCACCCGGTGGGCCAGCCCATCAGCGCCTCGACGAATGCTGGGTTCAAGGTCCGGCGCTGCTCTGAGGTATCGGTCCCAGCCACCTGCGTCACCAGGACCTGGCGGCCAAGCAGGCCGTTCACCGGCGTGTTCGCCAATGTCGTCGCCCCATCCTTGTGATCGCGCGCCGTCGGCGTCATCCACATGCGGCTGGCATGGGTCAGATCCGCTGTCTTGCGGTTCCCAGCACTCGGCTTGCAGCCGTCGTTGGCCATCGGCGTCGGCCAATCCCGCGCCATGCCGTCCAGACCCTTCTCGTGCTTTCGGTCTCCACCCCGGCTCCGGAAGCTGTCGGTCTGCGGCGTTGGCCACATCGCGGCGCTCGTTGCCAGGTTCATGCCGTGTTTGCCCGCTTCCTGCGAAGGCGTCGGTTTTGTCTGCCGGTTCTCGTTGGCGCTGGCGCGCGGCGTCGGCCATAGCCGCAACATCTCGGTCCGGTTTCCGCCACTCGAGCGGATCCCGGAGCAGGCGCGCGGGGTCGGCCAACTCGTCACCCTCGCGGATGGCGAGGATGAACAGCCGTTCGCGTTTGTGGGGCGCACCGACTTCCGCCGCCGTAAAGAGGCCTGCCGCAAGGCGGTAGCCCATGTTGACCAGTCCGCTGGCAACTTCTGATTTATCGGGGACTCTGAGAAGCGCCAGTCACTCTCTTGTTCTCAGCGTGAACATTGACTTAGCCAAACCGAGTCCAAAAAGAAGTAAGCCAAACCCAAGAAGGCCATAACTGACGTTTTTAAGAAGTGCCATCAACCTGATTGCTTCTTGCGGCCCGCCAGCGCGAAGTAGTTCGTAACCCACCTGTGGATCGCTTGTCGCAAACAGCAGGTATCCGCCGCCACCAATCAATAGAACACCCCAACCAGTCCAAAAGGAAGGATAGATTTCATACATTGTCGAGGTTGAGTTCTTTTTCGCTCTTTTTTGGGCAGGCAATATCTGGAGAAAGTAAATGACAAGGAGAATTGTCCCCAGAAGCAGGAAAGGCATAATTCCGATATTGTTCAACAACTCACTTCTCCCGCATCGGTCAATAGAACTTTGCATCGTCCACTAAATGCTCTCTTGGGTCAAGAGGTCTTGTACTAGTAGGCTATGCACGCCGTCAGGCCGTATTGTCCCTCTCGGTCGCGGTCGGCATCGTCGCCCAACCGCGTGGCATTCACCTGCGCAAAGGTCCGGCCATCGCCCTCGAGGATCGCGTCGCGGCCAGTGTCGGCCTGCCAGCGCTCGACGGCGACGTCGATGTAGGCCGGGCTGATTTCCATTGCGAAGACGCGTCGCCCGTTGGCCTCGCCCGCCATGATCTGCGAACCCGAACCACAGAACGGCTCGTAGCAAAGCCCACCCCGCGCCACATGCTGGCGCATCGGGATGCCGAAGGCGTCGAGCGGTTTCGGCGTCGGATGGTCGGGCCGCTCGTCCTTGGCAAAGCTGGGCAGCGCCCATGTTGAGGGCAGCATATCCTCGGCCACCTTCGGCGGGCGGTTCGGGCGGCGCCAGCCCATGAAGCAGGGCTCATGTTTCCAGAGGTAATGCGACCGGGTGAGAACCCCGCGGTCCTTCACCCAGATGATCTGCTGATGGACGAACGCCCCGACCTTTTCCCAGCAGGCCTCGAGCATCGCCTGGCGTCGCGAGGCGTGCCAGCAATACCACGCAGCATTTTCAGCGATGGCTTCGGCGACCGCCGCGGCGATGAACCCGTCGTAAAGTTCTGCCCCCTGCGAAGAGTCGTCCCACGTTGTGCCGTAAGACGCCGACCAGTCCTTGTTCCGCGTCGGATGGTTCGAGCCGTCGTAATCCACCAGATACGGAGGGTCGGTCGCGAACAGGATGGCGCGCTCGCCGTTCATCAG